ACTGTGGTGGTTGAAATAAAACCTCATGCTCAAACGCGGCCGCCAGTGGTGATAAATAAGCCTAATAAGCGTTATATTAATGAAGTCATGACATGGGGTGTCAACGAAGCCAAATGGAAAGCCGCAACAGTATACTGCAACGATCGTGGTTGGAAGTTCGACATACTCACCGAAAAAGAACTAGGAATTAAATTTTAATGGCAACTGTATTTGACACCATCATCACACAAGGTGTTCGTTCAGGACAGATTCCTGCACGGACGAACTCTGCGCGTGACTGGTTCCGAGATACTGCCGGTAAAATAAATCGTATCAATGAGCGTGAGATGATGAAAGGTGACGTCAGTCGTATGACTACTCAACCTCTGCTCGGATCAATGTACATGTTCTATTATGATCCAAAGTATAAAGAAGAGCTTCCATATTATGATAGATTTCCTTTGATCTTTCCATATAAGAAAGTCAAAGGTGGATTTATGGGACTCAACCTACACTATCTGCCGTTGCAGCTCAGAGCGAAGTTGATGGACGGTTTATATGACTTTGCAAATAACACTCGTTATGACGAGTCGACTCGCCTGAAACTCAGCTATCAACTCATGACTCAGGCAGCAAAGCTAAGATGGTATGCTCCGTGCATTAAGCATTATTTGACTTCTCATGTGCAATCAAAGTTTATGTACGTCTATCCATCGGAATGGGATATCGCGCTCTTCTTACCAACAGAACGCTTCGTCAAAGCAAGAAAGAATCAAGTTTGGATGGACACGAAAAGAATGTTAGGAGTTACTAAGTAATGGCATCTCCAATAGTAACAGACACACGCTATAATCAAGAAATTCAAAGATCTGATCGAAGCGTAACGCAAGATGCAAGGTCAATAACTGAAACAACATCAGATAGCACAACAGTCCGCAGCGGCGGATCGAGAACTATTATTGTCCCACCTAGCAGCACAACTAATGCAATATCTCCTAGTCAAGAAGTCAGTGCAGTTGTGCCTTCTTTGTCAACTTCAGCAGCATCAACTCCTGGTGCTCCAACTAGACAACAAAGGGTAGCGTCACCAGCCGCAAAACCTGTTGCACCAAAATCTGCTCCTCCAACTAGACAACAACAAGCCGCCCCTTCTAAGCAAGAAACATCACCACGTGGCGCTAAATTAAATGAGGCCGAGCGCGTTAAAGAAGCAGCAATTACCGCAAAACGTCAAGCAGCTCTCAAGACAGAGATCAGTCAGATCAGGGCCGGCAGCGGTACAGCACTAGAAAAACAAAAGAAAATAAACGAAGCTCAGAAGAAAAGTTTCGCGGTGGCCCAGAACCGGGTTAATGATACACTGGATGTTCAAAGATATAATCGTGTTACACCACACACTCAAGAAACTATACTTAATCGCAGTGAAAGATTACAACGACTTGAAGCACAAGGTAGAATTGAAAGTCCTGGTAAAAAGGGTAAAACGAATAAAAATACAAATACTACCAAAACAAAAAGCGCGAAGACTGAAATTGACAAGAGTATTAATACTAATATAAAACAAGAAGTTGTGACTTCTGATTCTGCTTTCAGTACAGGTGAACGTACTAAAGGCACATTTAATATTGGTCGATTCAGAGCCGAAGTTTCAGGCGCCGACAGCGTACTTCCTACTCACAGCTTCTTAGTAGTCTTTGCTCCGATGTTATGGACAAGATCAAAATTTAGTGCACAGAATCTTGACTCTCTTCTTACGATGAGATGCGATAACGTGGTTCTTCCTTCTGTAAATCTTTTGCAAGAGCAAAACATTCGAAGATATGGATTTGGTCCAGTCGAGAATGTTGCATACGGTGTAAATGTCGGAGATTTTACTCTGCAATTCATCGTCGATAAAGAGGCTTTAGTTGTAGAATACTTTGAAGAGTGGTTAAATCGAATCGTCAATCGCGACTCTTTTGGTGGCGCGAATATGAATAATGATATCGACGGAAGAAAACCATATGAGATCGCATATAAAGATACGTACTCATGCCCGAATGTAAACGTATTCGTATATGACAGATCTCAGAATCAAGTCATGACATACAATATATATGACGTGTTTCCCACTGGAATCCAAAGCATGAATATGTCATGGAGCGAAGAAAACACTCTCATGAAGCTGAACATCACGTTCTCTTTTACCGATCTTCGAATCAATAGAATTCCGCCAAAAAACAATAAAGATGATAAGTCGTTTAAAGATCAAATTATTGTAACAGATACCGGAAGAAATTCAGACGGAATTTTTGCTGCCGGCGGTTCTGGAAGTGCACTGACTACTTTAAATTCAGGATTAGAACTGACAGATCTAACAAATGAAACTACGATTATAGGAGATTTCCCCGGTCGAATTCGCGGCTCTGTTCCTCCTCTTCCACCAGCCACATTTCAACAGGCCATCGTAACAGATGTTCCTATTCCTAAATTGCGTACGCTCACAATTGCATAATTTTAAATCTAGGAGAATATATAATGCCTTTACCAAAAATTGATCAACCACTCTTTGACGTGACGATTCCTTCTTCAAGGAAAAAAATTCTCTTTCGACCTTTCTTGGTGAAAGAAGAAAAGATCTTGCTGATCTCTCAGCAAGGTGGAGAAGATACTGATGTGATCAGAGCCATCAAGCAGATCTTAAGACTATGTGTACAAGACGATGACTTTAATGTTGATAAGCTCACAACTTTCGATCTTGAATATTTGTTCTTAAAGCTTCGTGCAAAATCAGTCAACAACATTGTTAAGTTATCTTATCGTGATAACGAAGACGATAATGTTTATAACTTTGAACTGAATCTCGATTCGATCGAAGTCGAAATGCCAGAAGGTGTCGATTCGACGATTAAATTGTCTGATAGTATTTCAATGATCATGAAGTATCCGAGTGCGAGCATCACTGATAAAATTACGCAGTTTGACAACGAAGTCGACCTGATGACATTCTTCATTATTAACTGTATCGATACGATCGTGACAGAAGAAGAAATTTATCCGGCTTCTGAATATACAGACAAAGAACTCGAAGAGTTTCTCGATCAACTGCCAGTCAATTCTTTCGAAAAGATTCGTGAATTCTTTGAGAAGATGCCGAAACTGTATCATAAGATCGAATACAAAAATGAACTTGGTAATGACAGGAGTATCGAGTTAACGAATCTCAAAGATTTTTTTATGTGGCGTTGAGTCACAACTCGCTTCAAAACTACTATAGTATGATCTTTGCTTTGGCTCAGCATCACAAATATTCGATCACTGAGATTGAAAATTTGATACCTTATGAAAGAGATCTTTACGTTGATTTGTTAATGGCTCACCTTGAAGAGCAGAAACAAGAAATAGAGAGTAGAAGAAAGTAATGGTAGCAGCTTTGGGCAGAGCGCTTTTTCTAGGCGGCGGCATGATAGGAAACGTGCTAGGCGGAGCTCTTTCTGGTGCAGGTGCTGCGGTTGGCGGTCTAGCACAAGGTGTGGGTTCTGCTGTCGGTGGTATCGGTCAAGGCATCGGCGCCGCGGTTGGTGGAGCATTAACTCCTGCGCCTAAAACGATAGTAAATAATTTTGGTATCGCTGGATCGGCCGCGAAAGGCAAAGTGACTGGAGGAGGAACACTTCCTGCTCCGAAAAAAACCTCGGCTCCCGCCGTCAACGTGAATATGCCTACTGAAAAGCTTTTAGTGGTTGCAGTCAATTATCTTTCGTCAATTGACAAAACTCTTCAGGCTCAAATTAAGTTTGAAAGAGATGCATTCGTTCAACAAGCCCAAGCTGAACGAGAAAGCTCTATTGAAAGTGGCGGCCAAAAAGAAAGCATCTTTACTAAGTTATCTGACAAATTTAGCGGCAAGTCGGATGATAGCACCGTAAAAAGCAGAGCTAGTACACTCACAAAAACTATCTTAGCCGCGGCAGGAATTGCAGGACTCGGTCTTTTAGCCTTAGGTAATTTAGATACGAAAGAACTCGATCGACTCAAAGATAGTTATAAAGCCTTTAACGAAAAATTTGATTTTCTTGGTCCTCTCGCCGAAGGAGTATCAAGCACAGGTTCAATTGTTGGATACCTATTAAAAGGACTTCGTGGAGGAATTGCAGGGCTAGTAGCAGAATATCTTGTTAAAAGATTTACCGGAAAGAGTATATTTGAAAATATAACTGGAACTGGAGAAGAAGCGAATGGCACTCAGGCGTCAGCGTCTCAAAAACCAGGATCATATGATTATGCCATGGCAGGTGGCTTGGCCGGTTATGGTGCATATCGAGGTGTAAAAACCTTTGGAAAAATTAAAGATGCTCGTGCTAATATTGCAAAAATTCGGGCCGCGCCACAGGTAGCTCCTTCTCTTAAAGGTTCTGGTTTCAGAGATCCTGTCACTGGAAGAGCGGCAAAGCGAGCTGCTGTAACAAGTGGAGGTGGCTGGTTATCAGGACCAAAGGGTCAAAGATGGGTAGCATTTTTGCAAAAGCGCTTTGGTAAAACATTCTTTGCAAAAAAGATTATGCCTTTACTTGCAAGAGCTTTAGTAGGTATTGGGATTGCTGCAACAGGAATTGGCGTCATACCGGGAGCTCTACTTACTCTTATTACTGTCGCCTCGAGCGCATCTTTAATATATGATATTATATCTGCATATTGGGATTGGACAGAAGAAGAAGATGCCCTAAAAGACGCTCAACCTGCTGCTGGTTTAAAACCAAAATCTGACGCGATGGCAACACCGAACTCTCCAGCTTCTCCAGATTCTTCAGCGGCTTCGCCAGCAACTC